CTTTTTCCAATTTTTATCCTGCAAGCACAAATGCTTCTGATATTGAAGCATTTATTATTGATGACCCAATGGTTATATTTGAAGTTCAAGCAGATGCTGCTTTCCCTATAGCTGACTTATTCGGTAACTTTGATATCGTTTATACATCAGCTGGAAGCACAACAACTGGTATATCCGGTGCTGAACTAGATGTAACTACTGGTGCAACAACTGCTGGCTTACCTATTAAGGCGATCGATGTTTCAAGAGACCCTAATAATAGTGATGTCGGTAGTGATGCAACCAATGTGCGTGTAATCATTCAAAATCACATATTCGGCCAAAAAGGTGCCGGTCTAGCTTAGGAGGTTAGTTATGGCTATTTCAAGATCACAACTAGTCAAAGAGTTAGAGCCTGGGCTTAACGCTCTTTTTGGACTAGAATATAACCGTTATGAAAACGAACATGCTGAAGTTTTTGATTCAGAAAGCTCTGATAGAGCCTTTGAAGAAGAAGTTATCTTGTCTGGTTTCGGAGCGGCTCCTGTAAAATCTGAAGGTGAAGGTGTATCATTTGATACCGCACAAGAAGGTTATACAGCAAGATATACACATGAAACTATCGCAATGGCTTTTGCTATTACAGAAGAAGCAATTGAAGATAATTTATACGACAGATTAGCAGGTCGTTACACAAGAGCATTAGCACGTTCTATGGCTAACACTAAACAAGTGAAAGCTGCAAACGTTCTTAACAATGCTTTTAACTCAAGTTTCACAGGCGGTGACGGAGTTGAACTATGTTCAGCTGTACACCCTCTAACAAACGGCGGTACATTTGCTAACGAGTTGTCAACAGCTGCTGACCTTTCAGAAACATCTATGGAGCAATCATTAATTGATATCGCTGCATTTGTTGATGAAAGAGGTCTTAAAGTTGCTTTACAAGGTGCTAAATTAATCATTCCAAAAGAACTTCAGTTCACAGCGGAAAGAATATTGAAAACACCTCAGCGTGTCGGTACATCAGATAATGATATTAATGCTATGGCTTCAATGGGTATGATCCCACAAGGCTACAGAGTTAATCATTACTTAACTGATACTGATGCTTTCTTCATTATGACTGATGCACCTAACGGAATGAAACAATTCGTTAGAGCACCAATCAAAACTGCTATGGAAGGTGACTTCGATACAGGTAATGTAAGATTTAAAGCAAGAGAAAGATATTCATTTGGGTTCTCTGATCCTAGAGGAATATTCGGCTCTCCTGGTGCTGCGTAAGTAGTAATTTGGAGGAAAGATTAAGGGGACTTCCGAGTCCCCTTTTTTTTGGGTATAATTAAGCTACTATACAAACAAACTGAATACAGACGTGTATAGTCGACGACCTAAAGACTGTATTCTTTAATTTAGGAGATGAATATGAGTAATTCAACATTTAGTGGTCCAGTCAGATCAGTAGGCGGCTTTACAGTCGTAACTGCTAAAGATGACGGAACAACACAAGCAAGTATTAGCTCAACTGGTGTAGCATCATTAGATGCCAACACAATGTCAGTAGAAGCTGGTACTGGTATTACCACAGGTTCTGGTACTGTTTACAGAAGTTCTGTAATTAGATCAGGTGGTATTATCACTACACAAATTTTAATTGATTTAACAGGTTTAAGATCAACAGGTTCTGGCGACATCATTGGTGTTAACGGAACAGCTTTAGTCTGTCACATTGGTCAGATTGTTGCGGCAACAAACGGTACTATTCTAACAGGTAGTATGGAATGTTTTGAAGCACCTACTGGCGGTGATCCAGATATCAATGTGCACTCTGCGACAGAAGGTACAGGGGTTGAAGACGGAGCCATTGGCGACTTAACTGAAACATTATTAGTTAACGCTGGTGATGCAACTTTAGGTAGTAAAGTTTACTTTACTGCTGTTCCTGCTGCTGATTCGTTCTTATATTTAACAACTGGTGCTGCTACAGATGCAGACTACACAGCTGGTAAATTACTAATTGAACTTAAAGGTTACGCAGCGTAATATGATTTAAGTGCCTCTTCGGAGGCACTATTTTAGTTTCTTAATTAAGGAGGGAAACATGGCAGATACAGTAACAGGACCTACAATCTTGCAACAAAATGACAAGAGAGTAGTTATCAAAATAGTCAATCAATCAGATGGTTCAGGTAGTACAACAGTCTTTGCAGATGTCTCTGCATTAGCAGCTAACAAAAATGGACAATCCGTCACAACAGTAAGCCCACAAAGAATATGGTGGTCTTGTGCAAATGGTGATGGTGGTGATTCTTTTGCTAGACTAGACTTTGAAGACTCAGATGGCGATATCCCTATTGCAACATTAGTTGATTCAGGCTATTGGGATCTAAGAGAATTTGGTGGTATTCCTGCTAACACTTCATCCAACTCAAACCAAAGTGATGTAAACTTTGTTGTACCGGGTGCAGCTGATTCAGGCAATACATACACAGTGATTGCAGAGTTTATTAAAAACTACGATTAATTATGGAAATTAGTGTAGAACAATATACCAATGAACTAACAGGTTTTTCTAAAGGCGGTATGCCTAGTCGAAATAAACGAAACTTTAGATCTACTAAGTCAGGTGCGGGTATGACTCAAGCTGGTGTAAAAGCTTATCGTCGTATGAATCCAGGCAGTAAATTAAAAACAGCCGTTACAGGTGATGTTAAAAAAGGTAGTAAGGCTGCAAAAAGGCGTAAGTCATATTGTTCAAGAAGTGCTGGTCAAGCAAAAATGCACAACATTAATTGTCGTAAAACACCCAATAAACGTATATGTCAAGCAAGGAGAAGATGGAAATGTTAACAAACATGTATAAAACTGTAGATAAGTTGTGGACTAAATATAAAGATAGTTGGACTTGTGAAAGTTGTAAAATAAGAGATGTTGTTATAGTAATTTTATTACTTTTACTTATTTTTGTATGAAATTAAGTGATAATTTTAGTCTAGCAGAATTAATAAAATCACAAACAGCTGAACGATGTAATATTGATAACAATCCCAACAAGGAACACATCGTAAGTTTAGAAAAACTTTGTGATAATATTTTACAACCTGTAAGAGACTATTTTCAAAAACCAGTTATGATAAGTTCTGGGTATAGATCGCCAGAGTTAAGTCAGAAGATTGGTTCATCCTCTAGGTCACAACATTGTAAGGGTCAAGCAGCAGATTTAGAAATACCGGGTGTTTCCAACAAAGAATTAGCAGATTTTATTAATGATAACCTTGATTTTGATCAAGTCATTCTTGAGTTTCATGATCCTGACGAAATCAACTCTGGTTGGGTACATGCTTCTTATGTTGGAGATGCGAATAGAAGTGAGTATTTATTAGCTGAAAAAGATGAAAACGGAAAAGTGAGGTATAGTAGATGTCTATAACAAGAGCACAGATAGCAAAGCAGATTTCAAAACCGCCTATGAAAAAGAAAAAGAAAAAAAAGAAAAAGAAAATTAAAAAAGCTAGGTCTAGATAGCATGTTTGAAAACTGTTAATATTTATACATACATAGGAGAGATATATGGCTAAGAAAAAAGGACAAAAGCTATGCCCTAGAGGCAAAGCCGCTGCTAAAGCTAAATTTGATGTTTACCCTAGTGCTTATGCCAATGCGTACGCTAGTAAAGTGTGTGCTGGTAAAGTCAAAGGCCCAGGAGGCAAGAAACGAAAAGACTTTAGAGGTCCAAAACCAGCCAAAGAAGGTACATTTGTTGAAGCAGGGGATACTTCTGGTTCTGCTATAGATATGGACATAGATGGCATGGCTGTAAGTAATCCATCAGCTAAGGCATACTACAAAGGCTTAGTCTAATGGCAAGTGGACTTAAAAAATGGTTTCAGGAGGATTGGGTAGATATAGGTTCTCCTAAAAAAGGCGGTGGATACAAGAAGTGTGGACGTAAGAGTGCAAAAGGCTCTAAACGTAAATACCCAAAATGTGTTCCCGCTTCAAAAGCTGCCAGTATGAGTAAAAGTCAAAAGACTTCTGCTGTCAAAAGAAAGAGAGCGAAAGCTCAAGGGGTTGGAGGAAAACCGACCAATGTAAGAACCATAGATAAAAAGTATTATGGTGGATTGATAGAATATTAGGAGAATATCATGGCAAAAGATAAAAGAGAAAGAAAGTATCATTTGGTTTTAAATGATCTTTATGACAGCACTTATGGTCCAGGATTTGCAGAAATGTTTGAATTTAAAACACCTAAAGATAAAGCTGCGTTTGCACAAAAATTAGAAAAACGCCGTGCTAAAAAAGCAAAAGAAAAATATTTAGAAGACAAATTTAAAGCGGATAGGAAAAAAAATACAAGTGGCATGAAGAACAGCTACAACAAAGGTGGCCTCCCAGACTTTTCTGGTGATGGCAAAATTACGCAAAAAGATGTGTTAATGGGCCGTGGTATTATACCAAAACCTAAAAAAGCTAGTAAAGGCACTATGATACAAGCAAAAGGTTGTGGCATGGCCAGAAAGAAAAAAACTAAAATTACT